AGGTTGGAATATCGTTCCCCCGGACATTTAAAGGCGCTCGTGGTGGATTCGCTCACAGCTGTACTACTGGACGATGGCGCGCGCCACAGTGACATCATCAACGCGGCCAAGGTTATCGGGTCTATTTCCGGTGTAGATATGTTTAAAGAGCAGGCCCAGGAAAGCCGGGCAGTTAGCAGCACTTCAGCGCGCGACAATCTATTGGGTGAACTTAAACGCCTGCTCAAACGCGACACAGCGGACGTTGTGGACGTTGAGGCCCACACCCTTTTGGAGGAGCTGGCTGGCGCACCCCACCCTGGTGCCGCCCCCCCAATCGAGCCGAAGGAGTCCCATGATTCGGTGCATAGTGTTCCACACAAACAACCACCAGAAAATTCAAGCACCCCCAAAAACCCTAATGAAATCAATGAGTTAAGATCTGAGTCCGACTCAGATGTCCCCCTCCCCTCTGAAAATGCCGTGGAACATCCTGTGGATAACTTTATGGAAACACCCCCCATTGATGAAAGTGATGGGTTCCATAGATGACCCCGGCACAGAGTGAGGTATATCAGATTATTAGGGAGTATTGGGCTCGGTATTACTGTGCGCCGTCTTATCGGGATATAGCGAGGATAAGGGGGAAGAATGGTTTGGGTAATATTGGGAAGATCATTACGAGGCTGGAGAAGTTAGGTGCGGTGAAGAGGAGGAAGGGGAGTAGATCTGTTCGTCCTAGTGACTTGAGGTATAAGGATATATGAAGAAGGGCATACAGAATGAAGTTAGATGAGTTGTTAGAGGCTATGCCCGAGGATCAGTATTTGGAGTTCATGGAAAAGGTGAGGAGTTTCCGTGAGGCGGTGGAGAGGGAGAAGGCGCAAGAGAAGTTTATGGATTATGTGAAGATGATGTGGCCTGGCTTTGTGGCGGGTCGGCATCATGCTGTGATGGCGAAGAAGTTTGAGGCGATTGCTAGGGGAGAGAGTAAGCGGTTGATTATCAATATGGCTCCTAGGCATACGAAGTCTGAGTTTGCGAGTTATTTATTGCCGTCATGGTTTTTGGGTAAGTTTCCCAATAAGAAGGTGATTCAGTGTTCGAATACTGCGGAGCTTGCCGTGGGATTTGGTAGGAAGGTTAGAAACTTGGTGGGGAGTGAGCAGTATAAGACTGTGTTTCCTGAAGTGAATTTAAGGCAGGATAGTAAGGCGGCGGGTAGGTGGAGTACCAATAAGAATGGCGAATATTTTGCGATTGGCGTTGGAGGTACGGTAACGGGTAAGGGTGCGGATCTATTGATTATTGATGACCCCCATTCTGAGCAAGAGGCGGCGTTAGGGGATCCGAGTGTATTTGATCGGGTGTATGAGTGGTATACGTCTGGGCCTAGGCAGCGTTTGCAGCCTGGTGGAAGTATTGTTGTTGTGATGACGAGATGGTCAGAGAGGGATTTGACTGGTCGGATTATCAAGGATGCGTTGGGCAGGGATAAGGGGGAAGAGTGGGAGGTGATTGAGTTGCCTGCCATTATGCCGAGTGGAAATCCGTTGTGGCCAGAGTTTTGGAGTTTGAGTGAGTTGTCGGCATTGAGGGAAGAGTTGCCGCCGATGAAGTGGAATGCTCAGTACCAGCAGCAACCGACTGGCGAAGAGGGGGCGTTGGTAAAGAGGGATTGGTGGAAGGTTTGGGAGAGTGATACGCCTCCGCCGTGTGAGTTTATTATTCAGAGTTGGGATACTGCGTTTACGAAGAATGAGAGGAGTGACTATTCTGCGTGTACGACTTGGGGGATATTTAATCTGAACGAGGATCCTAATAATAAGAACATTATTTTGTTGGATGCGTTTAAGAAGAGGATGGAGTTTCCTGAGTTAAAGCAGACGGCATATGAGTTTTATAAGGAGTGGCAACCTGATTCGTTTGTGATTGAGGCGAAGGCAGCGGGTAGTCCATTGATCTTTGAATTGAGGCAGATGGGTATTGTGGTGACGGAATATACTCCGAGTAGGGGAAATGACAAGTTTGTGAGGCTGAATAGCGTGACGGATTTGTTCAAGTCGGGTAAAGTATGGTGTCCTGACACTAGGTGGGCGAGCGAGGTGGTTGAGGAGATGGCAGCGTTTCCGAATGGGGATCACGATGACTTGGTGGACAGTTCTGTTCAGGCATTGATCAGATTCAGGCAAGGTGGATTCTTAAGGTTGCAGACGGATGAAGAAGATGAACCTAGGGATTTTCGTAGAAGACACGTTTATTATTAAGGATTGATATGATTGACAACGCACTATACCAAGCGCCTCAAGGGATTGAGAGTTTGACGGACGAGCCAGATATTGAGATTGAGATCGTTAACCCAGAGGGGGTAAAGATTGGCATGGATGGTGTGGAGATTGATCTGGAGCCAGAGGAGGATCATGGTGAAGAGAGTTTTGATTCCAATTTGGCTGAGTACATGAGTGAAAACGAGCTGATGAGCATTGGCTCGGATTTGGTTTCCGATGTTGAGGGAGATATCAATTCTAGGAAAGACTGGGTTGAGATGTTGGTCAAGGGCTTAGAAGTTCTTGGCATGAAGTATGAGGAGAGGACTGAGCCTTGGAATGGAGCGTGTGGTGTTTTCTCTACAGTACTGACTGAAGCCGCGGTGAGGTTTCAGAGTGAGACGATCATTGAGACGTTCCCAGCTCAGGGGCCTGTAAAGACTCAAATCATTGGTGCGATTGATAAGCTGAAGGAAGATGCAGCTGATCGAGTTGCTGAGGACATGAATTATGAGTTGACGGATGGAATGCCTGAGTACCGTCCTGAGCATGAGAGGATGTTGTTTAACTTGGGATTGGCTGGTAGTGCTTTTAAGAAAGTTTACTTTGATCCGTCACTAGGAAGACAGACCAGTATCTTTGTGCCAGCGGAAGAAGTGATTATTCCTTATGGCTCTAGCGGAGCTAGAACTGCTGAGCGTGTGACTCATATTATGAGGAAGACCAAGAATGATTTGCGTAAGTTGCAGGTCGCTGGTTTTTATAGAGATATAGAGTTAGGGGAGCCAGTACAGACATATACGGATGTAGAGAAGAAGAAGGCTGAAGAGCAAGGGTACTCTGTGACTGATGATGACAGATATCAGTTGATGGAGATTCAAGTTGATATAGATTTACCGGGATATGAAGATGAAGATGGCATTGCTAGACCATATATTATTACGATTGACAAGGGCACGAACAATGTATTGTCGATATATAGGAATTGGAAAGAGGGCGATGAGCTTATGCTTAAGCGCCAGCACTTTGTTCAATATGATTATGTACCTGGCTTTGGTGCTTACGGTTTTGGGTTCATACATCTTATTGGTGGTTATGCTCGTGCAGGGACGTCCCTTATTCGACAGCTTATTGATGCCGGGACATTAAGCAATTTACCTGGTGGATTGAAGTCTAGGGGCTTGAGAGTTAAGGGAGATGACACTCCGATTGCTCCTGGAGAGTTCAGAGATGTGGATGTTCCGAGTGGAAGCATCAAAGATAACATTATGGCGTTGCCATATAAGGAGCCAAGTCAAGTATTGGCTGGGTTGTTGGATAAGATTACCGATGAAGGTAGACGTTTAGGCTCTGTAGCAGACATGAATGTGTCTGATATGAGTGCGAATGCGCCAGTTGGCACGACTTTGGCGTTGCTTGAGAGGCAGTTGAAGACGATGAGTGCGGTGCAAGCCCGTGTTCATTACTCAATGAAGCAAGAGTTTAAGATTCTGAAGGAGATTATTCGTGAGAATACGCCTAAAGATTACCAATATGACCCTGCTACATCGAACAAAAAGGCCAAACAGAGCGACTATGACCTGGTAGAAGTGATACCTGTTAGCGATCCTAACAGTTCTACGATGGCTCAGAGGATTATGCAGTACCAAGCAGTGATTCAATTGAGTCAATCTGCCCCACAAATCTACAATTTACCCATGTTGCATCGTCAAATGATTGAGGTTTTGGGGGTAAAGAACGCAGATAAGCTCGTTCCGACCGAGGATGACGAGGTTCCACTTGATCCTATCAGCGAAAACATGGGATTTTTGAACGGGAAACCCACAAAAGCCTTTATTTTCCAAGATCAAGACGCTCATATTGCGGCTCATACTGCGTTTATTAGGGATCCGATGATTGCTCAGCAGATTGGACAGAATCCGATGGGTCAAAAGATCATGGCCGCAGCGCAAGCCCACATTTCTGAGCACTTGGCGTTCTCATATCGCAAGAAAATTGAGGAGCAGTTGGGTGTACCGTTGCCTCCACCTGGAAAAGAGATGGATCCTCAGTTTGAGGTGCAGTTAAGTCAGTTGGTTGCTAAGGCGGCCACACAATTAATGCAGAGTAATATGGCGCAAGCCCAACAACAACAGGCACAACAACAAGCTATGGATCCATTGGTACAGATGCAACAACAAGAGTTGCAGATTAAAGCTCAAGATGTTCAGAGAAAAGCTGCAAAGGACCAGGCAGACAATCAAATTGCAGCGGCTAAGTTGCAGTTGGATGCTCAGAGGATCCAAGCAGAGAACATGAGAGAGCAAAACAGATTGGCATCTTCTAATATGCAAAATGAACAGAAGATCAAAGCCGATGTGATTATGAAACTCAAGGAAAGGAATAATCGCAATGCATAACAGTTGGCAGAGTGACTTAAAATTCTTTTCAACAGAAGAGTGTGCGCTATTGGCTAAAGCATTTGACGATCATGGTGACTATTTGCATGAAGATGGTCAGCCGTTTTATAAGAATAGCTATGGCGCTTTTAATTTACCTGCCTCATTGCAATTCACCGATAGGATTGCAACGAATTTAAAAAAGAAATATCCACGGATTAAGTTTGCCAATAGTTACATGAGGTCTTATGGTCGAGGTAGTTATCTCAAGCCACATACAGATAGAAAGGGTTTGGATATTTCTGTCAGCATTTGTATTGAGGATAAGAATAATTTAGATTGGCCGTTGTGTATCAGTGCTAAAAAGTATTTCAAAGATGATTGGGATTTGAGTACTGATATAAAACCATATGAAGAAAACTATTTAGAAGCTCATATGGGTGTTGGGTATGGAGCGCTGATGTTAGGCCGTACATATCCTCATTGGCGTGAAGAGTTATTGTGCGGTGAAAAACAAAGAGCGCTTTATATTTTCTATCACTTCACTCTTGAGGAAGAGGATCAAGTGGTATTGAAGATTGATCATCCTGACTTGGTTTTGTATAAAGATTTTATTTACAAAACAGAGGCAGAAGAGTTGATCAACTTGGCAAAGAATAGATTGGAAAAATCTAAAGTTGTTGATGCCAATGATGGTGGATATATTTTGAGCGATACAAGAACGAGCTCAGTTGCATATTTTCAAAGAGGTGAAACACCTTTGATATCTAAGATAGAAGAAAAGATTGCGGCTTTGACTGGCACTGATATTGATCAAGGCGAAGGCTTACAAGTATTGAAGTATGAAGTTGGACAAGAGTTCAAGCCACACTACGATTACTTTCCTGATATTGGAAAGCCTTATGAGCAAAAAGATAAGGGTGGCCAAAGAATGATAACGGCTTTACTTTATTTGCACGAGCCAAGCTCTGGTGGTGAAACGACTTTCCCTGAAGCTGGCATAACAGTCAAGAGTGTTGTTGGTAACTTGTTGACATTTAAGTATGAAGACTTGAGCGTTGATACAAAGACATTGCATTGTGGTATGCCTGTTCTTGAAGGTGAAAAGTGGGTTGCCACTAAATGGATTAGAAAAGAAACATTCAAATAGGGGTTTGATTTGAGAAAAGTTTTAATTGCTACAGCGATGAGGTTTGGTGATTCACTTCATGCATTGCCTATTGCATCATGGCTGGCAAAGAATAAAGACGTACAGATTGATTGGATCTATCACCACAACATGGCTGGCTATTGTCAACCGCTAGTTGACATATTGAATGCATCATCATTCATTAATGCAGTTGGAAGTTATGACCACGACAAGATATCAAATTGGAAAGGTAAAGGAGTTATGGGATGTTGGCGTCCTTATAACTTGATTGTTGATGAGCTGAGTGAACGCTACAACAATTTCTATGATGAAATTTATTGTTTTGGCTATAGCAAAGAAGCTTATGAAACACGCAGATTAGGATTTTTCTCTGAACATTTTGCGGAAGAACATAAGCTTGGAGTTGATTACTACTACAAGTTAGAGTATGGAAACCCTGATCAAACCTATGCCCAGTATCCCGTCAAGATCGACAAAATGTATTCACCAGTATTGAAGGAAGTTGGCGCAGTTGAGCTAACAGAAAAAGATGGAATCATTAAAAATTTACAGTATGCAGCTGGTGCAAAAGAAGTTATTACCACTAGAACAGGGGCAGCGATTGCTTTAAGTCTAGCGAGGATACCTTTCAAGATTCGTTTCTTGGATAGTGATTACGATTGGTACTTAAACATCTGTCATCAAATTACTGGTGGCGTACAAAGGATTTAACATGGACGAAAGAATATTTGATTTTATTAATAACAAGATTGACGATAGAGTCACTCTTGTATCGAACTCTCTATGCGATGGCGCAGCTAAAGACTATGCCGAATATAGAGCGATGTGCGGAGTTATTCAGGGTCTACGATCCGCACAGTTAGAAATCAAAGACCTTGCACGCAAAATGAAAGTGGATGAAGACGATGAGTGAAATTTTAATCAGTCAAGACGGTAATACCGCAACGGCACTACCTGAAACTGCGGAGGAAAAGGCTAGACAAATACCTGATCCTCAGACCTTCCATATTCTCACAGTCTTACCAGAGATTGATGAAGAGTATGAAAGCGGATTACTCAAGGCTGGTACGACCATGCACTATGAAGAAGTGTTGTCTCCAGTATTGTTTGTAATCAAACTCGGCCCTGATGCATATAAAGATGCAGCAAGGTTTCCAAACGGCCCCAGTTGCAAGACAGGGGATTTTGTTATTGTGCGCCCTAACACGGGTACTAGGATCAAGATTCACGGTAAAGAATTTAGGCTCATCAAGGATGACCAAGTTGAAGCCGTAGTTCAAGATCCTCGCGGCATTAGTCGTGCTGCTTAAGGAGAATGTATGGATACAAAAGAGTTTAAGTTTCCTGATGAGGAGAATGCGGTAGAGGAAAAAATTGAGGTCGAGATTGAGGACGAACCCGAAATTGAGATCATTGATGACCGCACCAAAGAGGAAAAAAAGGTTGAGAAGTTTGTCTTTAAGCCCAAAGAGGTGACTGAAGATGAACTATCTGAGTACAGTGATAAGGTCAAGAAGCGAATGGGTGAGCTCCAAAAGGGCTATCACGATGAGCGCAGAAGGGCTGAACTGGCTCAAAAAGAGAAAGAAGATGCAATTAAATTTGCTCGATCTATTGCTGAAGAGAACAAAAAGCTCAAAGGATCTTTGAGTGTTGGTCAACAAGCTTTGTTGGAACAGGCTAAAAAAGTCGTGTCTAATGAGGTGGAGGAGGCTAAACGCAAGTACAAAGAAGCCTATGAGTTGGGAAATACTGACGCTGTGGTTGAGGCGCAGGACGCTCTTACGAGTGCCAAAATCAAGTTGGAACGTGTAAATAATTTTAAGCCCCCTGTACAGGAGCCTGAAAATGAGGTACAAATACAACCTGAACAACCTGCGGTCGATCAAAAGGCCGCTGCTTGGAAACAGGATAACCCCTGGTTTGGCGAAGATGATGAGATGACCAGTTTTGCACTGGGCTATCATTCTAAGTTGGTCAAACAAGGAGTTGATCCTAGATCCGATGAATACTACGAGAAGTTAAATTCTCGCTTACGCAGTGTGTTTCCTGAGTCATTCGAACAGGAGACATACGAAGAGCCCGTTAGGGAACAGCGTAAAACTAAATCGAATGTGGTTGCGCCTGCGACTCGGAGCACTGCTCCTAAAAAAGTCACACTTACTACACGGCAAGTTGCTCTTGCTAAGAAGCTAGGTGTCCCGCTGGATGTGTACGCACGTTCAGTAGTTGAATCAATGAGGAATAATTAATATGTCAGAACAAAACCGTAAACCAAGAGAGACTGAAACACGGGAAGTTCAAAGCTACCGCCCACAATCGTGGAGGCCGCCAGAAGTTCTACCGATGCCAGACGCTAGACCCGGTTGGGTTCATCGATATGTTCGTATTAGCATGATGGGCGCATCTGACCCTGCTAATATTTCTTCCAAGTTTAGAGAGGGATATGAACCTGTTCGAGCAGAAGATTATCCTGAGTTGATGATGCACGCCACACAAGAAGGCCGATTCAAAGGCAATATTGAGGTTGGTGGATTATTGTTATGCCGTATTCCTGAAGAGTTTATCAAGCAAAGGGAGGATTATTACGCCTCTCAAGCCAAGGCTCAGATGGATTCAGTTGACAATACTTTCATGAGAAACAATGATCCTCGTATGCCTCTTTTCAAAGAGAGACGTAGCGAGACAACAATCGGTCGATAATTTTTTAGGAGTCCTTAAATGGCTTATCCAACAGTCTCTGCCCCTTATGGGCTAAAGCCTGTTAACCTGATTGGTGGTCGTGTTTATTCTGGTTCTACCAGAATGTTCCCCATCGTGAACGGTTACAGCACATCTCTATTCAACGGTGACGTTGTTGACATTGGTACTGGTAATAATATCGGTAACTTGGTCACTACAGGTCTTACATACAGCAGCACATCCGCTTCTAACGGAACGATTGGTGTGTTTGTTGGTTGTGAGTACTCTACTACTGGCGGCCCGATTTACGGCAAAAACCGTTATCAATTCTGGCAAGCAAGCACTACAGCACCTGACGCAGTTGGTTATGTTGTAGATGATCCACAAGCCGTGTTCAAAGCTGCCGT